GATGGTCGCCGTGCCGGCGCCGGTGTACGTGGCCGTGAACGCTTCCTCGTCGTCGATGCCGAAGAAGGTCACGTAGCGCACGTGCCGGTCGTCCAGATGCAGCGTCGGCGTGTCACGCCAGATGGTCGCCGTGATGTCCGTGCCGTCATCGAACAGCCGGGTGCGGGCGAGCCCTTCGGCCCGCGCGAGCGCCTCGTCGAGCAACTGCTCGAGCAGCGCCGTCGAGAACGCGTAGAGCACGACCGTCTCGCCGAGGATGCTCACCGGCGGCGTGACGAGCAGATTGCCCGCGGGCTCGCTCGCGTCCGGTGCGACGACGTGCGCCTCGACCCCGGTGGAGGCATTGGCGATGCCGGTCACGACATCATCGAGGTCGTCGGTCGCGCCGAGCGTGATGGTGTCCGTGCCGGACGTGTCGCCGACCAGGACGAGCGAGCCGTCCTTCACCTCGACCGTGCTGCTCGTCGTGTTCGTCGACTGCGTGTCGCGCAACGAGATGGCAGGCACGCGGAACCGCGAATCGGTGTCCGAGATGCCCGCCTTGATGCGTAGCCGCTCGACCAACGTCGCCATGACCGAAGTCGTGAACGGCATCGTGCGCTCCCTTCAGCAGACGCGAGTCAGGCCTGCACCACTTCGGTGAGCTTCACGTCGCTGTTGTAGTCCTGTGCGGTGCCGGAGCGATGGTCCACGCCCAGCAGCGTCACGCCGATGTTGCTCGACCCGGTGTCATTCGTGACCGTCGCACGCAGGTAGCCGAACCCGTTCGCGGTGTCCATGTTGATGGTGCGCAGGCCAATCAACGCCAGCCGGTCGTCCGATGCGGCGGTGCCGTCATCGGTGAAGTCCGTGAGCGCAGCACCAGGGATGTCCTTCGCTCCGGTGCCGCTGTCGTCCTGGGCCTGCTCGAGCTTCGCCCCAACGGTGGCGTCGGTGGCGATGTTGCCGAAGTTGATGACCGCCAACCAGTTGTGGAAGTCCCCCGCGAACACCCACGGGCTGCTGTACGGGCTGCCAGCGGTCGGCTTTGCCTCGGCGGGGATGCGGGCTGCAACGGCGATTCGGTCGAGTGCGTCAAGATGTGCAGACACGGGCGATGCTCTCAGGGGGTGATGCAGGAAAGGCGACGAGCGGCCCGAAGGCCGCCCGCCACCAACCGGGGGGACTCAGACTCGGACGACCTCGCCGACCGTCGAGCCATCGTTGTCGTCCGCGGGACCCACCCGCGGCGCGACGCCAAGAAGAATACCGCCGACGTCCGACGTGGCGGTGCCAACCGTGATGGACAGGCGGACCCACTGGAAGTCATTGTCGACGTCCAGCGCATCGCACTGCATGCTGATGACGGCCTGCGTGTCCGACTGGTCGGTCGACGCCTGCGTCATCTGCGTGATGTCCGAACCCGAGACGTCCTTCGCGGCGCCGCCGGTCGACGTGTTGGCCTGCTCGAGCTTCGCGTCGATGGTCGCGCTGGTGCCGAGCGTGCCCGCCATGACGACCGCCATGAGCGTATGGAAGTCGCTCGCATCGACCCAGCCGGTCGTGACGGTCGACGCCGTGGTGGCGTCCGGGTCGATGACGTCGAGGACTGCCACGTTGTCCGCAGCATGAACGTGAGTGAGCATGGGTGCTCTCCTTTCCGCCCTATCAGGACGTGCGGGCGGCCAGAGTGACGAACGCCGAGAGGGTGTTCGAACCCGACCGCGGGCTGATGGTGGTGCTCAGCTTCGGAGCGCCGTCGACCCGCATGCGGAACTTCATCGCCACCGCGTCCTGGTCGAACCACAGGTGCATCGACTGAGCCGCCTGAATGCCACCGGCTCGCATGACGCAGCGGTACTGCGACATGCTCACCAGCATGATGTCGCCGACCTGGCCGAGCTCGTCGGCGTGCTCGGACACCAGGACCGGCCGGCCCATCAGCGTGCCGTAGGTGGCACCGTTGACGGTCTGGCCGGGCGGCGAGTAGAGCCGGAAGCCCCAGCCAGTGGCCTCGTCACCGGACGCATCGGTGCCGGTGTGCGAGAGCTTGAGCAGCTCCGACTCGGCGTCGTGCGAGACAATCCAGATGGCGTCACCGCGGTACCGCGAGAACATTCGCGAGTACATCTTGATGACGTTCGGGCCGCTGATGGTGTTGTCCGTCTGCGAGCCCTCCTTCGCCACCTCGATGACGGCGCCGGAACTGAGGAAGCCGAGCGGCTGCCCGGCGCCCGTGCCGCGAACGATGGCCTCGTCGACCTCCCAGTTGATGCGGTCGGGAGCGTTCTGCTCGACGTACGAGCCGAGCGCCACCGCATCCTCGAGCAACTCCTCGGTCAGCGGGACGAGCGTGGTGAGCTTCCGCAGCCGGAAGTCCTTGCTCTTCAGCGAGGGCTTCGACTGCGTGTACGCACCGGACTCGTTCTCCCAATACGCACGAATGCCGCTCGAGCCCCACGGGGTCGTCTCGTCATCCGGGAGGCTGATGCTCGCGGTGCTGATGGGAAGCTGGTCGCAGCGACCCATGAGCGACTCGTTCGACTCGACCAGGCTGGTGATGGTCTCGCGGAACTCGGCCGGCACGGCGAAGCCACCATCGGCACCGACGCCCTCGGAGCCGTACGTGCTCAGCGACGCCTTCTGCCACTGCTCAAGCTCCTGCGGTGCACCCACGTCGCGGGTGCCCGCCTTGACCACGGCCGCGTAGAACTCGCCCGCGTGCTTGAAGCCGCCCTTCGGGTCGTCGACGAGCCGCATCTTGCCGACCTTCACGTCGTGCACCGCGGCCTTGCCATCGGTCTCGCCGTCGCACTTGAAGCCGGTCGCCTTGCTGAACGCATCGAGGCGCTGCTCGACCTGCTCGCTGACGCGACGCTCGAACTCCGCATCGTCGACCGCCTTGCTCACATCGAGCGGCTTGCCCGCACGATTCCGGAACAGGTCGTCGATGGAGAACGTCTTCTCGCCGGCCTCGACCTTCTCGGTGTCCATGCCCTCGGCGGACAGGAACGACTTGACCGCAGACAGGTCGTCTTGCGGCCCCTCGTAGCCCTGCGATGCGAGGGCCTTCATCAGATGCTGCCAGGTGAACATGGCACGCACTCCACTACGGTGAACGGTTGATGTCCCGGCCACCACTCGCACGTTCACGCGTTCTCGACCCGTGCCAGCCACCCGGGACCGCACGCAGCACGATTCGGCGCCTCACGCGAGAAGCATCGCCACGCGGTCAGCCTACCTTGAATGTCGGCCGGCCATCCAGCGACAGCCGTGCCTTGCCGACCCCGCCCGGCACGCGGAGCACCACCGGCTCGCCGCACCGGAGCGCCTTCACGGTCGGCCCGTCCGGCACGACGCCCTTCGCCACCGCCGACGCCAGAGCGTCCCGATTCGCTGGCACCGACACCACGCTGAACTCGGTGAGCTCCCACTCGGTGATGACCCGCTGCAGCCCCTCGCCGAACCGCTCGATGTCCTTCGCGTTCGCCGCACGCATGCCGCCATCCGGCACGATGAAGCCCACGCTGAACGCCGAGAGCACGCCCTGCTGCATCAGCGACTTCACCGTGTCCGGCATCCACTCGACCTGCTCCGGGTGCGTCTCTGGGCGCTTGGCGAACACCATGTCCGCGGTGATGCCGCGGCTGGTCGTCCGGATGTTCACCGCCTTGCCGATTGGGCGGTTCTGGTCATGCTGCAGGAGCACGACCGGGTTCTTGCGGTAGGCCTCCGTGCGGATGCCGGACGGCAGCATCACGTCGCCGTCACGGTCCAGCGTGGCCGTGCTGATGCGCGCGACCACGTCGGGACCATCGCCGGCCGCCTTCGTTTCCCATTCGACGGTGCAGAGCTTCCGCATCATGTCAGGCCTCGCCAATCAGCACTTCCTCGATGCTGCACCGGCAGTTGGGGTGCAGCGGCGGACCAAGCAGCCCGCCCTTCGCGTAGTCGAGCACGACCGTCCGTCCGTTGCCGACGTCGATGCGCATGCCCTCCTCGAACACCGTTCCCATCGGCTCGAACACCTTGTCGCCCACGCTATCCGCCGCCGACTGGCACAGCGGGCACGGGTCCGGCGACAGCACGAACCGCTTGCCGATGACCGTGGGTGACTGGTCCCATGCGGCCGACTGAGAGAACGTCGTCGCGTACTGCGCCTCCGTCCGGGCGATGCGCTCGCTGACGTACCGCTCGATGTGACCGGTCGAGATGGCCCGCTGCACGGACGTCGCCACGTTGCCGCCCTCGTCCATGAGCGTGGCCGAACGGCGGAGCGTCGTGTTCAGGAACGACTGCACCGCGGTCTGTGCGATGCGGTCGGCCGAACGCTCGATGTACTCGGCCACCCGCGGGTCCCGCATGTTGAACGCGAGCCCACGACCCGGCACGGCGGCGTTGACCAGGCCTTGTCCTGCCTCGCGCACCCGCTCGCTCATGGTGCTGATGAGCGAGTCGCGAGCCATCCGACCCGCCTGCTCGTAGATGGGCTGCAGGTCGCCGGAGTCGAGCACCGCGGCAAGGTCGAAGCCCTGCTTCCGCGACATGGCGTCCAGCATCGACCGCACCGACGCCATCGCAGGACGGATGGCCCGGCTGATGGCGGCCACGTCGCTCGAGGCCGTCGACTCCAGCCGCTTCACCAGCGGGCCGAGGTCCTCGACGTGCACCACCGGCGGCACCCAGAGGTCCCGAATGCTGACCGTCTTACCAACGGGAACATTGATGCAGCCACACCGCTGGACGATGGCAGCCCATTGCTCGGCACCGGCACGCCATGCCCGTTCCCCGGCCTCGCCGGGCGTCTCCTGCTCGTCCTCCGGCTGCTTGGCGTCCTCGGCATCCTCCGGGTCGGGTTCATCCTCGGGCTCGTCAGCGGGCTCCTGCGGGCCTCCTGCGGGGCTCTGAGCGGGCTCGGCGGTGACCCGGCTGAGCGGGGTGAGCCCGGACACGACCAGCGGCTCGTCCGCGGACGGGTCGTCGTGCGGCTCGAGCCCTTCCTCAGCCCGCACCTCGTTGACCGTGCTGCCCGACCGCAGCCGGGACTCCCGCTCGGCCACGGTGTCGGCCGCATCCTGCCGGATGGGGTTCTCGGGCATCAGGAGCATCCGTCCGCCGAACTGCGGAACGAGCTGGTCGTTCATCGCGTCGAACACGCGGCAGACCATCGGCCAGACGGTCAGCCGAAGATGCTGGTCCGTCGCCTCCTTCGTGACCGCACGGTTCGCATCCTCCGGCGTGAGCAGCGCCTTGGGCACGCCGAACCCGGCGGCCACGAAGTCCCGCACCAGCCGGCTCGACTCGGTGAACTCAAGCTCGCGGTTCGACTGCGTCAACCGCTCGAGTGAGGCGTTGCCGGTCATGAACGCGACCGACTCCTGCCGCTTGAACAGCCGGCCGAACAGCGTGCGCCACCGGCTCCGGAACGCGCGCTTGTCGTCCTCGGTCATGCCGTCGCTGCCGGTCACCACGTAGTCGGGCGCACCGTGCCGCTCCATCAGCCACTTGTTGAACTCAGCGATGTGCGCTGATGCGTCCACGTAGTTGCACCAGGCCTGCAACTCACCGACTCCACCCCACGGGTTCGTCGGGTCGAAGCGCCGCACCCACAGCACTTCGTCCGGGTCGAACAAGCGCTCCTCCGCGCCGTGCCGGTAGGTGAAGCCCGACACGAAGTCGACCGGGTCCGGCACCGGCTCGACGTAGTAGGGCATCATCCGCGTGAGCTCGGTCGGCGTGCGACCCCGCTTGCTGACGAACGAGAAGTGCCGGCCGCTCAACTGCAGGTCGTGGTAGACGCCCTCAAGCATGGCGAAGCCGTCCGTCCAGCGGTTGGCGTTCGCGAGCAGGTCGAGGATGGGATGCTGCGTGACCTCCACCACGTCGTCGATGGCGTGCCGCGTCTGCTTGACCTGCCATGAGAACGGCGCTCGCACCTCCGCCTCGCCCTTCATCAGCCTCCGGGTCTCGCGGCCGAGCGGTCGCACCGGCGTGCCCTTGAGCATGCGCTGCTGGCGCGCGGGGACGAGGCTGACCAGCTTGTACGGCACCGATGCCGCGACCGAGGCGTTGATGCTGCAGCACCGATGCACCCAGTACCGGAACGCATCCTCGATGTCTCGCGGTTCGCGGTACGAACGCACGCTCCACGACTTTCCGGCCGTGTTCGCGAGCACCACCCCGTGCAACTTCGACGCATCAGCCATCAGAGGTCCCAATCGTCATCGTCGTACTCGTCGGTCAGAACGGGGCCAACGTCCAGCGCCGGCGCCACCGGCCGGGACTGCCTGCACCGAACGGCCAGCGCGAGCGCCATCACGCAGTCGTCGTGAATGCCGTCCGGCGCCGCATACCGTACTCGGCCGCCGTGCACGTCGTACCGGAACGCCTTCAACTCGTCCTCGATGACTCCGCGGAGCACGCGGACCTCGCCCCGCTGCAACGCCATCGCCAAGCCCTCGAGCAGCGACTGCCGGCTCTGCGACGTGAACTTGAAGCCCTGGACGAGCGGGTTCTTCCGGGCCAGCGATTCCACGATGGGGTCGCCCACGCCGGTGCTGTCGACCAGCGCATGCCGGCCGCGGAGCATGCCGTTGAGCCGAGCCGTCGTGTTCTGCCAATCGCTCTGCCACCGCTGGAAGCCGCAGCAGTCGCCCTGCCGGTCGAGCCCAAGCGCCACGGTCCAGTCGACCGACTTCGCGAGGTCCACGCCCCACGAATCCGGCGTGGCCCGCACCGGCTCGTCGAGGCAGCACGCACGCTCGATGAAGTGCCAGCCGAATGGACTCTCGGACGCCTCCGCCGGCTCACCGAGGTACTCCTGTCGCCACGCCGCCTCCGGCATGTACGACCGGGCCTCTTCGACTTCCTCCGGGTCGATATGCGGGTTCGCCACGGTCGGCATCGACCAGGACTTCCACGAACCGCCGGATGACTGGCCCTTCGCGAACAGCACGCCGTTGAAGAAGTCGTGCGCCTCGCGCGGCGTCGAAAGGAAGTAGGCGTCACCACGGTAGTCGGTCAGCGTCGGACGGATGACGCGGAACCACACCTGCTCGAGATTCCGCACGTAGGCGGCCTCGTCGATGATGGCTCGCGCGTACTTGCGGCCGCGGACGGTGTTCTCGCTGTCGAGCGACCAGAAGTCGATGAACCCGCCACCGGGCATCGTGATGCGTCGCTCCTTCTTGTCCACGTCCAGGAGCGCCGCCATCGGATGCAGCATGTGCAGGATGTCACGCCAGACCTCGGACAGCATCTTGTACGTGGGTGCGAACCACGCGACCGGCAGGCCCTTCAGCGGCTTGTCGATAATGAGCTGTTCGCCGAGCAGCGTCTTGCCGAACCGCCGGCCGCATCGGAGCGTGTTCCACCGCCGCGCTTC